GTTTGTCTTTGCCAGTTACCATAATACGTTGCTCTGTCGTTTACGTTCTTATAGTTTCTACTACCTGCATATACATTATTAACTAGTTGATTATCTTTTCCTAAACCTACATAGTCAAATCCTAGTATATATATTTCTTTATGATCGTGCTGACTTGCTAGTAGCAATGCTGTTGGACCACTACTCCATCCTTTGTTTGGATTCATAATATTAATATTAGGTGTTCGTTCCGTTAGTTTATTTCTATTTGAATGAACATTATATTTTAGGTGATATTCAGTTTCACTAATTTCAATAATCATTTTAGTATCAACACATACTAAATGATCTGGTACAAATTCTCTATATAATCCATTACAACCATAGGTTGTACCTTTTGCTTTTAAGTTATGTAAGTTGATTACAGAACGGCTAGTACCGTTTCCAAGTACAAAAGCTATTTTATTTGACATTAGATCCCGCCAGCGGCTGCTTGTGCTGCTAGACCGTACATTTGTCTAACATAATTAAGATCCTTGGCTTTTTGTTCAGTGTGGGTATCAGATGCTTTACGGGCACGATTGATATCTTTTAGAGATAATCTACTTTTCCTATTGTCATCAATTTTAACAACGCTGATATCATCCTCAGCGTTGTAGGTATCGTCCTCAGTAGGCTCCATTGTTTCTCTGTCAAAGTAATATAGTTCTCTAAGTATCATAATGTATTTATATCGTTTGTGCCGGATTTGGTTCTGCGCCTTCGCCGCCAAGTTCGTTTCCTGTATTTGTTTCGGGTGCAGTATCAGTGCCGCCGTCAATGCCGCCTTCATCTGCACCTAACTCGTCTTCAAGTCCGCCAAAGTCGCCTGCAAGATCGGCGCCGCTTAATCCAGCACCTCTCATTTCGCCTGCCATGTCGTCAGTAACAAGATCGGTTAAGTTTTCGTCATTTTCTTCACGCCATAAACGTTCGTTCTCTGCTATTTCTTCTGCACTTAATCCTAAGAATCTTTCAAGTGCAAATCTATTTGAAATATAAGGAACAGCTGCCATACTTGTAAATGTGCTTATTCTATTGTTGTCTAGTTCTGCTTGTCTATATGCTGCAAAGTTCTGTGGCGGTGTTAATCGTAAGTCAAACATTGCATAATCAATGTTTGCACCTTTACTTTGTAAAAATAGTTTAAACTCACTATTAAAATCTTCAGCCATCATATCTTGCAAACGTTCGCAATATTTATTAAAGCGAAGTTCTTGAATATATGCTGTGCCTACTCGGCCATCATTATACTGCGATGCACCGTCATCGGCGCCGGTAGGCAAGTAGCTGCTTGGAATACGTAAGCCGCGTACCAGTTTGTTAGTAAAGTATCTAAGGTCATCAATCTCGCCTAAGTTAGTGCCGCCTGGTAGTGTTTCAACTTTTGATCCTCTACCTTCTGCTGTTTGAGGGAAGAAGTAGTCTTCGTTGATTGACAGTGGATTATAACTACTGTCTATAACATTTGTACCTCCACCTGTCTTACTTGGGATACGCCTTTGATGTATTTCAGTTTTAACACGTTCCACAAACTGCATAGCAAGGTGTGAAGGCATGTTGCCCACATCAACGTAGAATACTCTGCGCTCTGGCGCACGTTGGACACGATAGATAATAATCGCATCCTCAAGCAACTCTTTCTGCTTGTATACTTTAAAAATACTCTCAAGCAAACTATTACCGAAAGGATAGTTTTGATCTAACCCTTCACTTAAACTTAAATGTAAAACATGTTGTGCATCAATATATGTTTCGTCGTGTTCTTGTGCAAATCTACTAGTGTTTCCACTTGGTGTATGATTATTACCTACGCCGGTTCCTCTTTGAACTTGCTGATATCCGTTAGTTCCGCCTGGTCCATAACTGTTTTGTGTGTTTAACGGTGTTGCTTCCAATGCACCAAATGCAAAGTTTAGATTTTTTACAACATACTGCTCTGGTTTTTTGCCTTCTGATTCATTTACAATGATTTTTGTAATCTGACTAGGATCAACATGAAATAGTTTCTGTGTTTCGGGATCTCTAATAAAAAACTGATCGCCATACTTAAATGTATTGCGTATAGTTCTAAACATACGTGTTTCAAACTTGTTTAGTTTACACCATTGCTGTAGATACTGCCCAATAACTTGTACTTCGCTGTTTGTAGGGGTGCCTTTAAAGTCAAGACGGAAGTGTGTTTTGTTGTCGTTGTTTTTTTGTGTACAAAATTCAGCTAGAATATCAAGTGCAGCATTTACTTCGCTATCACTATCCATAGTATTATACTGATTATAACGTTCAATACGATTTGGCGAGCCGACATATACATCTGGCAAGTGAGATGAGTAGTTGGCCGCAGCTGGACCTATTCCGTTGTTTCCTTTTAAACTAAAGGGACTGTACCCTCCGTTTATATTGTCACTCGTCGGAACTGGAGTAAAATGTTTTTTCCAACTCATATTGTACCTTTCAGCATATTGCCCTGTAAACTCTTTGTAGCTCTAAATGTTTTTTGTTGCGCACTCACTGAAGATGATTCTATAGTTACAAGTGTTTGCAACTGTTGTATCATTGTATCAAACTTACTTGCCATTAAGTTACTCATTTGTTCTGCAACATTATTATTACTTATCGTATTTTGTCCATTTGTACCATTGTTCTGAACACTAGCATCAAGACTTTTAATGCCTTTCATAAGATTTTGCATAACGCCCATACTAGTGTTTGCACTCATAACATTTGCTGGCCCTGATATAAATTCCGGTCCAGCTTCGCCTACCATACCGTACTCACCTGCACCAATGCGGCCACCGTTTGCAAATCCTCCACTATACCTCGATGGATTAGCTTGATATCTTGCAACTTTACTTAATGTTTCGGCTTGTATATCTGCTAATCCTTCAACTGAGTTTATTATTACATCACTTAGGTGTGCTTCAGCTGCTGCAACTCTTTCAACTGCACCCGCTGCAATTGATGGTATCTCGCTTAATAATTCAGCTTGAGCAGATTCAAGTGATGCACGAGCAGCAGCAATGTCATTTTGTGTGGTTGTAGCAGTTTCGTTAACATTTGTATCAGTAGTTGCTCCAGTTGCAGTTGTAGTTGCTCTTAAAGCCTCTTGTGTGGTTGTAGCAGTTTCGTTAACATTTGTATCAGTAGTTGCTCCAGTTGCAGTTGTAGTTGCTCCTAAAGCCTCAGCATCTGAAGTTGCTGATTGCATCTGTTCTCTCAGTTGGGCTACTATACTTCCATGACCTTGTTTTATTACTTCGCTATTTGTATCAAGAAATTCGGCTGCATTAAATAAGTTGTTGATGCCGCCTGAAAGTTCGTTGGCAATTGTTTCTGCGCTTGGCATCACCTCTGATATTTTATTCAATGCGGCAACTGCAACATTCTCAATGTGCGGAATAGTAGTTTCCATTACTGTTGTTGTTAGTGTGCGTAAATCTTCTTGTATGCCAATAGTTTTGTCAAATATACCTGTAGTCTGTTCCATCTGACGAGCTTGCTCTTGTAGTATTTGATTGTTGAGCGTTTCTCTAGCCTCTTCAGCAGTCATAGTTCCGTCGCTAACACTATCGACTGCATTCTTGTAGTTGTATCCAGCAGCACTTGCGTCTGCAAATGCACTTGATATATTAGACATACCACCTAGCATTGCAGTTTGTCTAAACTGTTCTGTGTCTTGGTAATCCATTGCAGCACCAGTTGCTGCTTGTAAACTATCTTGGAAACTACGTATATCGCCAGCGTTAAACTGTTGGGCAGCAGCATACAAGTCATCGGCACCGCTGCCCATAGCAAGCAATGCAGCTCTTGTACTTTCAGTTGTAGGAGCTCCTCTAAGTGCAACATCTACAAATGCGTCAGCAGCATCTTTACCTAATGTGTTTTGCAGTTCTACCAACTTGGTGGTAAATGCAGTTTGTTCTTCAGCAGTTTTATTTGACAAAAATGCATTAACATCACCTTGACGTCTACGTTCTTTCATTTCATCTGCAAGAGCGTCACGCTGTTTGCCTGTAAGTTTTGACAATCCGTCTAGTTCAACCATTAGATTTTTAGCAGCAGCAGCTTGTTGTTCTACACTTGCTCTATCTGTTCTACTGTTAGCATCACTTAGTTCGCCATAGAGGGCAAGATTTTCATTTATGTCAGCTGTTGTAAATCCTAACTGTCGAAGTTTAGTGCCTAGTTCTGCACTATCAAGTATTGTAGTTGATACTGCTTTAAATCTAGATATAGCTATATCTGTTGTGCCACCGAAAGCTCTTAAAGATTCAGAGTTCTTTTTCAAGAATCCTGTCATTTCTTCAACACTCAATCCAAGTTCAGCAGCAGATACTTTTACATCTTTTATTTCTTTGCCAAATGTAGCACCTACACTGGTAAGTTGTTGATATTCAGCAAGACTAGCTTCGGCGAACTGCGACAACCCATCAACTAGTTTGCCAACAGTTTTTCCAAACAATCCAGTGTTAGCTGAAATAGCGCCACTGTATGCACTTAGTTGTTGCTGTCCAGTAAGAAGTGCGCCGCCTAGGCCGAGCGCAGCTTTAGTAGTACCTGATAGAGCTTTTCCAGCTGCGCCTGCACCGGTGCCGAGAGTACCTAATAATGTATTTAAACCACCGCCGGCTGTTGTTTCTTCTGCCAAAACGTTAAACTCCTACTTAACTATAGAATAAATATAGCTAGTAGTATTTACCTTATAGGAACTCCCATGGAAAAAACAGAAAGTCCACTAAAAAAATATCGTAGACAGCCCAAGTTATATTTTAATATTCCTAGCAACGGAAAATGGTATAATGAAAAAGTATTAGCTGAAAATACGTACACTAATCTAGCTGTGTTTAGTATGACAGCTAGTGATGAAATATTATTTAAAACACCAGATGCACTTATCAACGGCGATGCAACTGCAAAAAATATTAGTAGCTGTATTCCAGCTATATTAGATCCGTGGGCTATAAAAACATTAGATCTTGATGCAATACTAATAGCAATACGAATGTCTTCGTATGGCGACACAATGAATGTTTCCGCTAAATGTAAAAAATGCGGCTCTGACAATCAATACGAAGTTGGACTACAAAAATATTTAGATTACTTTTCAACAAAAGAGTTTGAAGATAAAGTATACTACGAAAACTTTGTTGTGCATATCGAGCCATTGAGCTATAAACAATGGACTGATATACAAAAACAACAAACAGCATACCAACGTGCATTAAATTTAAATGTCAGTAAAATCAAAGAAGAAGCTGAAAAAGAAAAGTTTATACAAGATGTTATTGATAAAATAAATGTGTTGGTTGCTCAAGCAATACTTGATCAAGTTGTTGCTGTTGAAGTTGACGGGCAAGTTGAAACTGATAGAAAAGAAATAGATGATTTTCTCGAGCAAGCTGACGTAGGTTTATTTCACGAACTTAAAAGAGTGATTGAAAAAAATACATTGGAATGGCGTCTCGAGCCTGAATCAATAAAATGTAATGAATGTGAGCATGAAGATATTGTTAGGATATCATTGGACACATCAGATTTTTTCGTACAAGGCTAACGAGCCTAGAAGACTCTGATATACTTTCGTTAGCCAAAGATTTTGAAAATAATATCAAACAAATAAAAGACAACGCATACCGACTTAGTTGGTACATGCGTGGCGGGATCTCAGTTGATCAAATACTTTACGATACAGATTTAGAAGATCACGATATCATTGGCAATATTATAAAAGATAATATTGAAAATACCAAAAACTCAAAGATGCCGTTGATTTAATTACTGAGGGCCTGGCACTGCATCTGGATTCGTAGGCATACCTGGTTCGCTAGTTTGTGCAGTAGGTTCAGCAGGATTCTCAGATGCATCTATAGGATTGAGACCTAACGTACCTGTTAGCAGTGTTTCTCGTCTACCCTCAGGTATGTAAGGAACCAATCTACTTTTTTGACTTGGCGGAAACAATAATGTTCCAAACACTAACTTGGCCCATTCACTTTCGCCGTAGTACTCTCCTGTAACACCTTCGGTTTCTTTTGGATCAAACCCTGATATTGCTTTAGCTAGAGCGCCAGTGCCAAACTTTCCATCAAGAGCAATAGCAGCTTGATTGGTAATATTTTCTAGACTTCTTCCTGTATTAACAAAAATATCTTTGAATGTGCTATCAACAATAATTTCTGCCAACCAGCGTTGTATACTTGATGTACTTAAAATTAGTGGTATTACTATCCACAATGCTTCAGTGACAATCATACTTAAAAATGCAGCTGGAGCACCTGCACCTGTGAGTGCAACAGACAGTTGTCCGGCTCTAACTACTGATCTTATTGGTGCCATGAGTGCTCTTACAAATCGAATTTTTGTAAGTAATCTTGCACATTGAGCTGCATAATAGGCTACTAGTTGTCCTTGGAGTATGTTTCTAATATCTTGTAATCTTTGAACGTCTCCACCAGATTGTTCAGCTTGTTCAATTTCTAGATTTATATTTTCAATTTCTACCATCATTCCCCAGAAGGGACCTACAATAGATGCTGTTGTTCCAAGTAATCCTATTACAACTTTAAACATTCGATTTTGTAGGAGGCGGCCGAGTCTACTACTACGAGCTTTTTGTACATTTGCGTAATCTTCTGCTGTTGCATTTCTAATAGCTCTACCAAGAGAAAACGATCTTTTAAAATCGCCTTTGAGTTTGCCATCTTTGATTTCTGTATCGATTGTGTTTGAAATTTGTGCAGGAGTTCTACTGCTTAAATCGTCAACTCTTGCTTGTATTTTTTCTGCATCTGCTCGAGTTGTAGTATTAACTACAGTTGTTGTATCAGGTAGAGTTACCATAAATCTATCGTCAGCAAGTCGTTGTACACCAGGTGTTAGTTTAAATACACCTCGACCAACTGGGTTACTTGTTCTCCACTGAGATGTTAGTTGTCTGCCAACACCAGTTGGTGCAGGTCTTCCATTACTGCCGTCAGGTTTGACCTCAGTCCACATTTGTCCGCGCCACTTGTACGTTGTACCATCAAGATCGGTAGTAGTACCAACTTCAGGAACTCGTGTATCAGTTTCATCTTCGAATATCAAATGTGTTTTTTTTAATGTTACTTCGCTCAGTTTCATAGATATATTCCAACTATCATAATGTATTTATATATTATAAGTTGAACTACGTTCAACTGTGTTTTCGTTTGCACTCAACACATTTATATTTTTTTAGTAATATTTAAATAAGGCATATGCTTTGCATATGCATTTAATATTATGTAGATTGATCTGGTCAGACGGAACCTGTTTAAGGGTTCCATCTTCTCAAACATTATGTGAGTATCACTAGCCGAGACATTGGAAGTAGGTGTTTGTTATACTGCTACACAATGGGCTCTGACCTTTCCCAACCTACGTCGACATCGTTGTTTCCAACTACCTCTCGCTTCGTTCCTATTGCTAAAGAGTTTTTATGTGTAATGTGCAGTTTTTCGACAGCCAACAATCTATCTATACCAACCTGTGAGCCCAATTTGTTTGATGGCTTCCTACCTCTGGGTAGTCAATCAGTATGTTACGTGTGCTCCTATACGGTAGCTTTTTCCACAGCGGTGTGTATGAACTGGCCCGCCAACCTTATGTGTTGGATTGTTTTGCCTTGATGGAATGTTCTAGCAATGCCTGTTTGAGTTTGTCTGATCCGCCGACTCTAACATTAATAATACCATTATAGTATTCATCTGTTTCAAGTACTCTGCGATCAAACTGTTCTCGTGCCTCTATGTAGGACATTTCGCCTCTACCTTTACATAGGTATAATATTTCTCTTGTAAACTTATCTTTGCCTAGTGCTGCTACGTCTGCGTTTAGTCTGTCTGAACTACCGTAGTATGTTCTCCAGTCGCTTTCTTTGTAGCCGCGTCTTTTATTTTTCTTGCCTTTTAAAGGTGGCTTAGTAGTTTTGAACTTTGCTAGTTTTTTGCCTATGTATTTTTGATTGTTAGTAAGGTTGGTGATAAGATAAACAAATCCTTCATACTCATCTGGTATTTCAGTTATTTCTTTACCTCGATATGTCCAACTCATACAGTAGTTACTTGTTTGCCTTTACCTCACGTGCCTTTTTTGAATAAATGCCTATGTGTCTCTATTATTACGTAGTTCGGTTATGTGTTTTTCATATTTGTCTATTATTTCGTCTTGCCTTTGTTTTGCTAATCCCATTAGCAGCCTTAATTCTCTCCGAGCAGTACGTTTTGTACTTTCACTCGGTCTTCTTTCAAAAGTTTCGCTGGCTTTCAAGTAACTTAACACAGCTTGCATTATTTGATCGTGAGTATCGTTCATTATTCTACAATATCAATATCATTCTCGTAACTAGTAAATCCGTTTTCCTTAATCACTTTCATGACATGATTCACTCTGCCTATTAGTTCGTCTTTGTGTGAGATTAAGAAAACATTTTTACTACGTTCTCTACCCATTTTCTTTAGTACAGCAAGTGCTGACTCAACGCCAGCAGTGTCCATGCCACTGTCAATAAGTTCGTCAATAAACAACAAGTTAATACCTTGATACAATGACTCCCAAACATCTCTAAATGCCCAACTCATGCCTAGTATCAGCCTGTTGCGCTCGCCTCGACTCAAGTTATCAAAGTCCAAGTCTTGTCCTAGCTGAGTAATCTCAGTTGACAAATCGTTTTGGAACTGAACTTGATGCGGCAAGCCTAGTTTATCAAGATAGTATGTGAGCCTATTGTTCAAGTACGCTAAGTTTTGATCTATAATCTTTTTACGAATGAACGAATCTTTGTTTGTCAACAGTTTAAGCAAAAACTCTTGGTGTTCTTTGAGTAACGTAAGCTGGTTAACTGGTTCCCAATCGATATTTTGTAGTGCTGTCTCTGTTAAATCGTCAATCTGTGTTTGATATGGATCTTCTTCTTGCTGTTTACTTATTAATGTACTGCGCAAGTTATCTACGTTGTTTCTATGTTCGTATGCTTCTTTAGCACTTTCGTAAAACGTAGTAGGCTTGCCGTTGATATCGCCAATCTCTTCTAATAGCTGCATAGTTGTGTTTAGTTTACTTGAAACTTCGCTTTGATATGCAACTGCATCATCTAGTTCTTGTACTTTTAGCGATTCAATCTCAGCTTTTTTGTCTGCATGTAGCTCTTGACCGCAAGTATAACATGTTGCATCCTTTAATTCTAAGATGTCTTTATTAACCTTTTCAACACTAGTAGTAGCACGCCGTAGTGCAGGCTCGAGTGTGCTTAACTCTTTCCTTAAAGAGGTTAGTTTGTTGTTGTGTTCAGTCCAGCTAGCCAGTTTTTCATGTGCATCAAGCTCATATTCAATGTCCAACTTCTCTAATTCTTCAATCCCTGCTGCTAATCTATCTTGATCTTGTCTACTTTTGCTTTGCCAAGCACGTTGTCTACCTGCAAGTGTTTCAATACTCTGCTCAATCTTTTTATTTGCAGCTTCGATGGCATTGATCTTTAATGTTTCTTCTGTGATAGCATCTTTTGTCTGTTTTACTTTTTCTTTTAAGCTATCTGCTTTTTCGGTAAGAATAGTAATGCCCAATAACTGCTCAATAATAGCACGTTGATCGTTTGCTCGCATACTTAGGAAAGGTTCTGTGTAAGTATTGAGTGCAACTACGTGTTTAAACATATCATGGCTCATGTCAAGCAAACTATTGATATCTTCTTGTGTTTTTCTACTATCGCCTTGCGATTCGTCGTGTAAATCATCCTTTTGTTCGTGATTGTTCACGTAAAACTTGAGAACATTTGGAGATCTACCACGCTCGATGCGGTATTGGTTAGTACCTATACCGAAGTTAAGAGTAACTAACATGCCTTTGCTGTTGGTTTTGTTGATCAAGTTGTTGCGTTTGATGTTTGTAAGAGCTGTACCATACAATGCATAGCTTAATGCGTTGATGATAGTAGTCTTACCTGTACCATTACGTGATCCAGTGTCGTCTCCGCCTTGATCTAAGTTCTCTCCTAGTACAAGTGTTAGTTGTTCTTTGTTGAAGTCTACAGCCTGAGTAACATTACCCACACTCATGAAGTTCTTTACGGTTAAGTCTTGTATTTTAATCATGTTAGCTCGTTATATATGTCTAATAATAGTTTTTTGTTGAACTGTTCGCTGTCGATTGCTTGTATCTCATTGCTTACGATCTGATCTACGCTCTCAAACTGTTCGATATCAAGATCAGTAGTAATATCTTCTATATTCTTGTTTGGAATAAGTGTTATTTCTCTGCAACTATATGCTTCCATAAAGGTTTCTTTGATAAAGGTTGCCTCTTCGTAGCTAATATCAATGTCTAGTGTAACTCTAAGGTACATGTTTGGCTTGATAAGTGTATCCTTCTCGTCAATCAACTTGGATAGCCTGACTGTACGATACTTAGGACACTCTTCCCAATCGATGTACAGTGGTTCTGCATCATTCTCTTTGTCCAGTATCATCATACCACGTGCATCGTCCCACGCATCAGCGTAGTTATGCGGAAAAGCATTACCAATGTAATGTACTTTGCCTTGCTTCTGACGTTTGTGGAAGTGACCACTGAACACATACTCTTGGTTCTTAAAGTGTTCAGCTTTAAGTTCTCCGTGGTCCGGCATTTGTACCATAGCGTTCATGTAGAACGATGGGAGTTCGAAGTGACCAAACAAGTATTTTGCTTTTAACTTTTCAATCTTCTTCCATTCATCGCCAACCAACCAAGGCACCAGTGCAACATCGTCTTTGACCATCATTTGATCTATTACGGTAATGCCTGGTATGTGTCTTGCAAACTCAGTCGAACTAATATCACGTTTGTCTTTGTAGTACAAGTCGTGATTACCAGCAAACATATAGAAGTTTTCAAAGGCTTCACCTAGTTTTTCTAGTAGCCTAATAGTCGTATCCATAGTTGTAAGGTTAAGACTGTTGCGATTATGATGCCAGTCACCACAAAACAATCCAGTTTCACATCCGTGAGCCTTGGCTTGTTCGATATACCAATCAATATAGTCCTCGCAGTCCTGATTATGGACTCGACTGTTGCCTTTCATACCTAAATGTATGTCAGTAAACACCGCTGCTTTGTTAAACAAGAATATTCTCCATTTCCTGTAT